GGTAATAAGAAGGAAGTAGAAAACTCGAACCGTAGACCGTAGACCACTGGAGCAGACCGATGAAACCACCGAAGCAGACCCGACCAACCGTCACCGCCGCCCTCAAGCGCGCCGCCACCCTCAAGCGGTTCCGCGAGAACCTCGCAGAGTTCGGCGCCGACATGAAGCGCATGCACGCTGAGAAGATGGCGAAGCTCGCAGAGGTGAGCGCCACCATGCGCGAAGCCGCCATCGTGGAAGCCGTCCGCTACTGCACCAAGGCCCTCACCTCGCGCTATCGCCACAGCCTCGACCCTGAGGACATCCGCTCAATCGTCGCGCTGGCGTGCGTCGAGGCATGGGAGAGCTGGGACGCGAGCAAAGGTGCTGCGTTCAACAGCCATGCGTATCAACGCGCCAGCTGGGCGCTCGTGAACGAGTGCGGCAAAGGCGCCGTGAGCCCCTCGCAAGCCGCCCGTCGCAAGGGCGTCCGAGCCTCGGTGGTGTCGCTGGATGCGCCCACACGCGGCACAGAGGGCCTCACGCTGCTGGATGCGCTCGCAGACTCAACCCCAGCTATACAGCCCACATATAACAGGAGAGGACGCAAAGCCTCCTAGCCCATGCCACTGTTCGAATACCGCTGCCCGCTTTGTAACGCACACTTCGAACGCCTCACAGACGACGCACACAAGGACGAGCAACGACACTACCCATGCGGTGTCGTTGCCGCCCGACTCCCTGCAGCCCCAGCCTTCAGCATCGGGGGCTACTCAGCTAAGAACGGTTACAGCACCAAGTGATACCCAAATATCGAGCTCCAGCGCCGACACCCGTCTCGAATGTCCCCACGGACGCGCCACGCCTCGACCATACGGCCGTAGACGTGACGTTCCACATGCAGGGCCTCACCTACTCGTTCTCGATTGTGGACGGTGTGGGGAGCGTCGAGGAGCGCGCAGACCGCTACGTGTGCAGCGAGCCCGAAGCACGGATAGAAATCCTCAAGGCTGGGCTGCTGATGGTCGAGACGATTGAACGCAGCTGGACGACCGACCCACCCCTCTACGACCCGACCCGCTCGTAACCGTCAGTGGCTGCCAGCCACTCATATCAAAGGAACCCCATGCCGTCAAAGTCCATCTTTGCCTCCAAGACCTTCTGGTTCAACGCTTTAGGCTCGATTGCTGCAGGCGCTGCGCTCGCAACCGATGTCGTCCCACCGAAGTATGCGCCCGCTGTGGTGGCTACCGGTGGAATCGCGAACATCCTGCTGCGCCTCCTGACCTCGCAGCCTATCGCGTAAGTGGCGCGCTACACCCGCCGCATCGTCGTCTCGCGCGAGTGGTTCGAGCAGCTCGAAGCCTACCTCCAAGCTGATGAACGCTGCACCAACAGCAAGGACAACAGCAAGGACCCCGCTTGGCCGTTGCTGCTCGTGACGCCATACGGCAAGACGCTGGAGTTCGTGCCAGCGCCGCCAAGGGTCTGATGGCGCGCCCGACCTCGCCCGCTACGCTCCGCCGCACCGCTATCAAGGCGCTCACCGCTGCCATCACCGCAGCCCAGTCAGCGGGCGACTACGCAGCGGCTGGAGCCTTCGCGATTCGGTTGGAACAGATGGCGAATCGACTTGACAAAGCGTTGGCGTTGTCGGTTGGGATGGCCTCGTCTCACGTTCCCGGCTCTGCGACTGGTCACAACACTGCCGTGCGTGTGGTGAGTGAGTAGTCATCACTGCACAGCGCAGAGGTAGGCAGCGCCACAGTGTGCAACCGCTAACCCTCTGACTGTGCGCCAGTTCCGGCGGGACATTGACTTTGGGTTGCGTTGGAACGTCGCCGGGGGCTATGGCCTCGTCTCACGGGCGTAGGGTGCAGCTACCGGGCTGAAAAGCGACCGTAACAGCGTGGAATCGTGCGATTTAGTGGCGTTGGCACGACAGTTGCAAGCCTCGACTATATGAAACCCATCCATAACCTCACGGGACAGCGGTTCGGGCGGCTCGTGGTCGTCTCGGAAGCGGAGCACGTCAGCGGGCGTAACCGCCGATGGCGGGTTCGCTGCGACTGTGGCACAGAACGGGTAGTCGAGCAGCCGCACCTACGCCAAGGCACGACCCAAAGCTGTGGCTGTCTGCGGGCCGAACGGGTCAGCGCCGCGAAGACCCGCCACGGGGCAGCAGGCGATACAACGGCCCATTATACGGCCACCTACCAGACGTGGCAGGCGATGAAGTCACGCTGCCACAACCCGAACGCGAGCAACTACCGCCTCTACGGCGGCAGGGGTATCACCGTCTGTGAGGTATGGCGGGACGACTTCGCGGCTTTCCGTGACTACATGGGCGAACGGCCAACCGGGAGCACTATCGACCGCATCGACGTCAACGGCCATTACGAACCCGGCAACGTCCGGTGGGCCTCTGCGAAGGTCCAAGCCAACAACCGCCGAACCGCCGCATGAGCATCGACCTCCATGCTGACGGGCGCATCGTCATCGACGGCCAGCCCTTCTACACCCCCGGCAGCGACACCTACCGCGACTTTCATCGGGACGTCACCACCTCGAACATCCTCATCCTCGGGCGTAGAGGGTCAGGCAAGTCAACCGCCGTCCGCATGCACCTCCATCGCCTCTCGATGCAGCATCCCGGCTTCCGCTACCTCGTGGTCCGCAACCACAAGACCGAGTTGCAGCGCACCCACATCGCGGCCCTACCTGCGGAGATGGAGCGGCTAGGCGGCACATGGGCCTCGACGGTCGGTGAAGCTCAATACTCAAACGGCAGCGTCGGCATGTTCGCGGGCTTCGAGAAGGAAGCTGACGCGCAGAAGCTGTTAGGCGCGCAGCTCGATATGTTGGTTGTAGAAGAGGGCACAACCGTCTCGTGGCAAGTCATCATGGACCTTGCCTCGACCCTCCGCGCGACCAAGGACAGCGGGCGCGTTCCGCAGCTCATCATACCGACGAACCCGTTTGGTCCGCACTGCCTGCCCATCAAGCGAAGGTTTGACGACAAGGACATCACCGCCGAAGAAGACCCCGACTACAACCCCGCCGACTGGCGACTGTTCATGACCAACGCCGACGATAACCCGGCGCTCGACTTTGACGAGTATGACAAGCGTCTGCGGTCGCTATCCGCGCAGAAGCGTTCGGCGTGGTTGTTCGGACGCTGGGCGCTCGGTGAGGGTTCGTTCTTCGAGCAGTTCGACCCGGCACGCCATGTGGTGACGCGACTACCCGAAGTCAACGGCCGTAGCATCTATCGGCATCCTGACGTGTGGGTCTACCGAGCCTACGACCACGGCTTCAGCGACGACCCCGCCGTGTGTCTGTGGATTGCTGTTCTGCCGAATCAGCAGGCGTTCGTCATCAAGGAAATGAGCTGGAAGCGCACACCCATCGCGGAGATTGCTCAAGAGATTATCGGTCACAGCGTCGATATGCGGATTGCTGAAACCTTCTGCGACCCAACGATGGAAGCGGGACGACGTCACGGCGCGCAGAGCGTCCTCGAAGTGTTCGAGATTAACGGCGTCCCGATGACCCCCAGCGTCAACGACCGAACGATGCCGTTCGTTCACGAGTGGCTGAGCGTAGACATCGAGGGCGCTCCGCGTCTTCGCATGTGGGCCGAAGGATGCCCGAAGCTCATTCACACGCTGCCCCTGATGGTCCCTAACCCGCGCGACCTCGAACGCATGAAGGACGGCAACGACCACTGGGTGTGCGCCCTCAGCTTCTTTTGCAGCAGTTGGGCCTCTGGTCACGAACCCCTCAAACCCTCGAACCCTGAGCCCTTCTGGATGTCCAAGGTGCGCGACCACGAGCAGGGTCACGTCCTCGGCGCTGGGGCCGTCCGTAAACGCTAACCCACCAAGGAACCCACATGCCTGAACCTACCGCCCCGTCGATGGCTGACGCTGCTGAAATGCTGTGGATAGTGCTCGCCAACGTAAGCGGGGGCGACTGGACGCAGCAATCGGAAGAGTGGCAGAAAGCCGCAGCTCGTTGGAGAGACTACTACTTCAAGGCGTATACCGCCTCACTTCACTTCACGGAGAAACCCTAATGTCTGAACCCACCGCACCCGCAGCCCCCGTCGAGTCCGCCGCGCTCCCCGAAACCACCGAGAGCATCGTAGAATCCGCCGCAGCCGACATCCGCAGCGAAGAAGCCGCCCGTGTGGCTGGAGAAGATGCACAAACTCGAAGCGCCTCGCGTCCTTGGCGCTGAATCTGTCCGTAAATAGGAGTCACGATGTCTGAACCCACTATCACGCTGAACGCTCTTGACGTTGATGAGCTGCGCGACCTTTTCGCGTGTCACGTCGAACACCTCTCCGAGCTGGTCTACGGCGGAGAGCTTGAGGAAGCAATGGGAGACGCGTATTTCCTTGTTGAGATTGCCGACCGCATCACCGAGCTTGAACTGGAGAACCGCTAATGTCTGAACCTACCGCCCCTGTTGCCGCCGAACCCGTCGAATCCTCCGCTCCCGAAACCACCGAATCGATTGTTGAAGCCGCAGCCGCCGATCTGCAGGCTGAGGAGTCCGGTTCCACGTCCGGCGAATCTACGAGCGGCACAACCACCACAACGACCAGCTCGACGACTACACCCACCGAACCCATCACCCAAGCCGAGAAGGACGAACTCGCGGAAGCCCTCGGCATCACGGGCGACGGCACGACCAAGTGGACGACCCGCGTCAACTACTCGAAGGTTCACAAGGCGGTCAAGGCGCTGCGTGAGAAGCAGGAAGCTGCCCATGCAGCCGCCCTCAAGACGCACAGCGAGGAAAACACCCGCTACAAGTCGCAGGTTGAGCGGTTCGACTCGATGGTGCAGAACCCCGACCAGCTCCTACGGGCGCTCGCCAGCGTCAACCCGCAATACGCAGCCTACGTGAAGGGCGCAGCGCCCCAACAGCCGCAGGGGACGCCGCAGCGCATCGAGACGATGGAAGACCTTCAGCGGGTCATCGACCAGCAGGTAGCGCAGCGTCTGAAGCCCATCGAGCAGGAACGAGCCGCAGCGCAGTTCGAAGCGCAGGCCATCCCGAAGATTAAGGCCCAACTGGCTGAGGCGCAGACGTGGCCCCTGTTCAAGGAGCATCAGGCGGAAATCCAGAAGGCTGTGGCGGCGCTCCCTCAGAACCTCCCGCCCGAAGTGGTGCTGCGCCAAGCCTACCAATCGGTCGTGCTGCCGAAGCTCGCAGCCAACCGCGATACCGTGCGCTCGGAAGTGATGGCCGAACTGAAGAACCGGCCCCACGCCTCGACGGTCACCACGACGGTCAGCGGCAGGGGCGTCCAGTCCCCGGAAGCCGTCGATACCGAAGACATCGTCCGTCAGGCGCTCGCGAGCATCAAATAGGTTAGGAGTCCTAACCATTAGGTGGCCTAACATATAACTACAAGTGAAACACCGACTCGTCCACGTTACGGACCACACCAGCCAGCTGGGAGAGCTGGCCGTTTCCCGATAGCGCAAATCGGAGCGAACCCTACCCCGACCGAGCCGCCCCGGTTCCCCCCGGTCAGCGGCTCACCTTCCTGCCGGAAGTAAAGCGGCATCGACTCGACCGGGCTCACGGTCCCCGCCCATTGCTCGTGGCGTAAAAAGCACAACCCGACTCGATAACTTTTTACGTTTCCGCAAAAGCAAGGGTATCCATACGCCTACCATTTCACAGCTCGTTGCAGCCTCCTACCCGGCTGTCGTCTCGAAGAAACCCGCCAACCAGTGGGAAGAGTCCGCCCTGCTCCGCGCGCTCGAAGCCGCCGGAGCCATCAAGCGCACCGCGCTCGGTTCCACCATCGAGGCGCCGCTCGACTACCGCATCAATCAGGGTGCGAAGGTTCTGTCCAGCGACACCGACACGACCTCGACCAGCAAGACCGACGTTCTGACCACGGCTTCGTATGCCGTCGCGGCCATCTCCGTTCCGCTCATCTGGTCGAAGCAGGACGAGGCGATGAACGACGACAGCAAGGTGCAGTTGGTGACGTCGCTCATCGACAACGCGCTTGCCTCGCACGACGACCTTCTGGAGCAGAACATCTTCGTCGGCACGCAGAACTTCATCGGGCTCGACACGATGGTCACCGAGGACGGCACCGGCACCATCGGTGGAATCGTCGCGGGCACCGATGTCATGTGGAAGAACAAGTTCGGCACCTACACGAACTCCACCGACATCGAAGCCAACATGACGAGCGTCTGGAACAAGTGCGCCAAGGGCACGGGTTCCTCGATGACGCCGAAAGTGTTGGTCTCGGATGCGGCCACACAGGCCATTTTCGAGGGCACGCAGCAGAGCAACCAGCGTTACGTCAACAGCACGGAGCTGAACGCGGGTTTCTTGTCGCTGGCGTTCAAGTCCGCGAAATACGTGTTTTCGCCCTACGGCACTGACTCAGTCTACTTCCTGAACCCGAAGAACTACCAAATCCGGGTCAGCAAGTCGATGTATCGCTTCCGCGAAAAGGAAGTTGTGAGCTTCGACAGCGAGACCTACAAGTCGTCTGTGTTCTCGGTCCTTCAGGCCATCACGGACAACCGCTCGCGCCTCGGCTGCTTGCATGACAACGACTAACTAACACGCTTGGGGGCTGGCTAACGCTGGCCCCCTTTTTCCTTTTCTCGGAGACACCACATGTCAGCTTATCTTCTCGGTGAGCGCGCGGTCGTTGGGCAAATTGGCGACGTCGATACGGTCGCAAAGAACCCCGTCCTCACGCGCTGCAAGGGCATCGACGCGACCGGCGGCGCGGCGGTATTCGTTTATCTCAAGGGTTGCACGTCCACCATCGTCGGCACCGTCGTGACGTATGACGATGCGGGCGCAACGACCCTGCTCGCGGCCAACGCGAAGGGTCCCGTAGCGGTCGCAATGGCTATCACGGTTGGTAGCACTTGGGGCTGGTATGCCATTCAGGGCACGCATCCGGTGGACACGGTCGCCAGCTCGGCGGCGAACTCCACGTGCGGACGCGAGACCACGGACGGCAAAGTGGGCGACGGACGCGCAGCGGGCGACGAAATCGGCAACTGGTTTCAGGGCACCGTGGCGACCACGGGCGCCGCAATCGTGAACCACCGGTTCAGCTACCCCTTCGTTAACGACTTTCTGGGCGCGTAATCATGGCGAACCTCAGTCAGCCTTACAAGTGGTTCAACACCGTTGCGTTCAACAACGGCACTGGTGTTGACGTTCACGACCCCGGCGCAACGGGTCAGGCGTATGTCACGAAGGTCACGCTGACCATCGTCGCGCACGTCAACGGCAAGTTTGCCGGTCTGCAGGACTCGACGGGAACGCCCATCATCTACTGCAAACACATCGACGCCACAGCGGCAACCGGTGTGCTCGACGTCATTACGTGGGACTTCGGCAAGGGCGGTATCCCGATGGCGTTGGGCAAGAAGGTCCAAGCCATCAGCGAGGCGTCCGGTTTCGCCACGACTGCCGCTTACCTCTACGTCGAAGGCTACGACATCCGAGTCGAGTAGTTAAGCACCAACCCTTTTGAGCGGGTATCACGCTCGAACGTGTGAGCGGGGACAACACGTAAAACAAAGTCCCCACCCTTTAAAGGACTGATACCTCCTATGGCAAAAACCCCCACACCCGAGCTCGAGACCGTTGCAACCTCGAAAGAGGACCGCATGCTGCTCGCGCTGGAGACCCTCGCGAAGTCGAACGCAGCTATCGTCAACAACACGCCCATTCACCGGCTGACGTTTGACGAGTGGCTGATGAAGAACCCCCAGCCGGAGATGCCGTTCCCGGTGACGCTCAACGGCTACCGCCTCGAAGCCGACATGCTGGACGCCGAGGGTCTCGCGCTCCTGCAAAAGCTGCAGGAGGGTCGCTTTTTCAACCGCCGCATCCACGTGTATCAGGACCGAGGCGCCAACCGCACGTGGCACATCATGTGGCCCGGAAAGACGCTGAGCGACCGCATGACCATCATGCAGTATGGCGTGGACCTCACCGCCATCCTGCGAAGGCTGACGACCGAGACACCCGACATCACGTAGCACGCGCGACAACTCCGTCACCCGACGTTAATGGGCGCTCACGATGGGCGCCCTTTTTTTAGGTTTACATGGCTGACACCGAACTACCCTCCGACGACAAGCCGAACGGTGAGAAGCAAGAGGGCGAAGCGGACCCCACCTACGACAACCCGCTCTCCGCTGACGCTTGGCGCACACGCATAGCGCATTGCAAGCGCGAGCGTCGGCAGCTCGTGCAGACGTGGCAGTGGAACGTCGATTATCGACGTGGTAAGCCGTTCTCCTCGGACTCCGACAGCGACCGCATCAACGTCAACCTCGACCAGCCGTTCACCCGCAGCAAGCACGCACAGCTGTTCTCCCAGACGCCCACCATCGTCCTCACCACCGACACCGACCAACTGAAGCCACTAGTTGGGCCGTTCGCCAAGCGCGTCAACAACGAGCTGGGTAAGGCGGGACTCGGGGCCGCAGTAGATGAGTCGGTCATTGACTGCATCAACGCGAGCGGCATTGGCGCCGTGCTCGTGGCGTTCGAGGAGCGCACCGAAGAGGTAGACGTTCCCGCTGTTGACCAAGCGACCGCACAAATGATGCAGATGGTCGGGCAGCAGGTTCCGACGACCAAGGCGACCCGCCCCACCGATAAGCAGTTCCGCACCACGCACATCAGCCCCGACGACTTCCTGTGGCCCATCGACTGGGCGGGCTCAGACTTCGACAAAGCTCCGTGGTTGGGGCGCACCGGGCGCATGTTCTGGCCCGAAGCGAAAGCCGCGTTCAAGCTGAAGGACGAGGACCGGGAGAAGGTCTGTGACACCGCTCGACGTCGGGACCGCATCCGCACCGAGCCCACAGCGACCGAGCAGGACGTTGACGTGGTGGAGTTCGATGAGGTGTTCTTCCGCCTCGCGCAGTTCGACAGCACCGCGAAATACTTCGGCCACATTCAGCGGCTCGTGTTCGTGCGTGGGCTCGATGAGCCGGTAGTCGATGAGCCCGCCAAGCACCAGAAGCTGGCTCCGAGTGGGCAGTATATCGGCAGCTGCAAGTATCCCATCCAAGTGTTGACGCTCGACTACGTCAGCGATGACGCCATCCCGAGCAGCGACAGCGCCATTGCCCGCCCGCAGGTGGATGAGGTTATCGCCCACCGCACACAGACCATCCTGAACCGCAAGCGCAGCATTCCGCAGCGGTGGCACGACGTCAACAAGATGGACCCGGTCACCAGCTCGAACCTGATGCGCGGGACGTGGCAAAACTCCATCCCTGTGAAGGGCGACGGCTCGCACATCATGGGCGAAATCCAGCGCGCCCAGTATCCCGCTGATGACTACCGGGGCGCCGACACTGCGATGCGCGATGCCTCAGTAGCATGGGGGCTCGGCGCGAATCAGCTCGCCACGCCGACCAGTGGGGCTCGTAGTGCCACCGAGACGGACGCCGTCGAGCAAGCCTCACAGACCCTCATCGGCTACCAGCGCGCACGAGTCGCGAAGTTCGTCTGTAGCATCGCTGAGGTGTTCGGCGGGCTCCTCGCGCTCTACGGCGACATGCAGGGAATGGACGCGCTCGCGGTTGACTTCGCCTACACCATCCGACCGGACTCGACGGTGCTACTCACCGCCGACCAGCGCACCAAGCAGCTCGCGCAGTTCCTGAACCTCACGGCTAACTCGGGCTACATCAACCCGCAGCCCATCATCGAGGAAATGTGCGCGCTGAACAACGTAGACCCCGCCAAGGTGATGACGCAGCCGCAGCCGAAGAAAGAGAAAGCCAACCTCTCGTATCGGTTCATGGGGCCTGACCTCCTGACCAACCCGCTCGCGCTCGCAGTGATGTTCGAGTCTGGCGAAGGTCCGAGCCCGCAGTCAGTGGAAGCCGCCAAGGCAGCGCAGCAAGCCGCACTGATGCCCGCGCAGCCGCCACCGATGCCGCCACAGGGGCCGCAGGGTCCGCAGCCGCCAGCAGGACCAGTCCCCTACCACGCAGGCATTGACCGAGTGGTCAAGCGCACGGAAGAGAACAACTAATGACCAAGTGCGAAGCGTGCGGCGCTGAACTCCACATCGGGGACTTTCCGTTTTGCGGCGGTGACGCCTCGAAGCATCAACCCTACGGCGGGCACGTTGTAGGCGACGACATCCCCGGCGGGCTTGAGGTTCGCCACGGGCTATGCAACGAGGACGGCACCCCACGCCGCTACGACAGTAAGTCCGCGATGGCGAAGGAAGCCAAGGCTCGCGGGCTGACCAATTACGTCCGTCACGTCGGCTCGAAGGGCTCGGACAAGTCGAAGAACACCCAGAGGTTCGTGTAAATGGCCACTTTCGACGAAATCGTAGCGCAGGCCGCTGAACGCCTGAACATCGTCGGCGCTGACGGCTTGGCGCGTATCGGGCGCAACGTCAACGCCTACTATAAGCGGGTCACCAGCTCACTCGGCATCGCGACCGCACGTCGAACCGTCGTGCAGGCAACCGCAACGATGGGCGTGGACCTGTTGACGTTTGCCGTAACGAAGCTGAACCACGTCGAGGACCGCACAGTCACCCCGGCGAAGCTGCTCGACCAAGTGTCGAACGAGGAAATCGCAGAGGGTTCACAGGGCGCCCTAGCGACCCGCTACAGCATCTACAGCACCACCGCGACCACCGTCACCATCCGCATGGACGCCATCCCACAGACGGCATTCGTGCTCTACGCGGAGGGCCTCGCAGCGGCTGGCACGCTCTCGGGGAGCGATGAGCCCGCGTTCGATGAGTCCTTCCATGACATCCTCGTGTCGGCAGCTGTCTACGAGGAACGCCTGAAGATGGAGAAGCAAGCCCTCGCACAGCAGGCGCTTGCGGAGTATGAGTCGCGCCTCGGTGACTTGCGGATGTCTATTGCCATCAGCTCGCAGCAGGACATCTTCCAAGGGAAGCGCCTCATCAAATCGGTGGGTTCGTCGGGTAGTGGCAGCGGCAGCGGCACCAACGGCGCCGACAGCTACACGCAGACCGGGCTGATTACCTTCAACCGTCAGCCCTCGTTGCCCCCGTTCGCCATCACCGCACCGTCTGCGAAGGTTGCAAACCTCGACGCCGACCTATTGGATGGGCAGAACGGCACCGACTACCACGACGCCTCGCTGTTGACGGGCGCGCTCGCGGATGCGCGGCTTAGCTCGAACGTCCCGCTCAAGAACGGCACCAACGCCTTTACCGGCGCGAACAGCTTCGCCACCAACCCGCTGAACCTGCTGGTCGGACAAATCACCTTCCCTGCGGCACAGAACGCCAGCTCGAACGTCAACACACTCGATGACTACGAGGAAGGCACATGGACCCCGGTCCTCGGCGGCTCGGGCGGCACCTCGGGGCAGACCTACGCCACGCAACTCGGAACCTACGTCAAAATCGGCAAGCTCGTCACGGTGACCTTCTACATCGTGCTCACGAACAAGGGCACCATCACGACCACGGCGCAAATCAGCGGACTGCCGTTTGCCAACGAAGCGAACGTGTTCGGAAGTATGCATATCGGCAACTGGCTGTCGCTGGGAACGAACTGGGTGTTCCTCGCGGGCTACATCGCGCCGAGCACGTCCATCATCACCATTAACGGCATCCAAGCTGCGGCGGCGACACTCGCAACGCTGACCACGACGGACATCACCAACACGACGCAGTTGATTGGGTCAGCCACCTATCGAGCGGCCAACTAATGGCCTCACGTCCTCCTGACCTCACGATTCGCTCGCTGCGTGGTGGCCTGAACACCGACGACCCCGCCTCGGAGCTGAAGCCCGACCAATGCACGGCTGCGATGAACGTCGAGTTTCATACGGTCCCGTGCGGTGAGCGTCGGCGCGGCTGCACCCATATCGACATCGGCACGTCTGCGAACACCTACAACGCGTTTCCCTTCGTCATCCGCCATCTACCGACCGACGACGAAACCGCCGCGCAGTTGTGGGCGGTT